GAATATACCAATAGTTGAAGCACTTGTTCCAATAGTAAAATTATCATAAACATATAACTCAAAGAAATCAGTTGCATCAGCAAAACCAGTATTAATAAGTGCAACTGACATTTTAGTAAGAGTATCATTAACACCATCTACTGTTGGTATTTTTTGAGCAGTACCATCATAAACTAATGAGTTTTGTATTCTACTAGTTATACCAGTAAAAGCATCATTAACAAATTCTGTATTTGCTATTTGTAATGAACTATCTCCACTAGCGGGAGTTGGAGTTGTTGGAATACCACCTAATGCTGGAGATGCAGTATTTGCTTTAAGTACTAAAGCATCATATACTGCATTTTGAGATGGTGCAAATCCAGTTACACCATCAACAATAACATCTTGTACTTGATTAGTAGTTCCAGTTGGAATAGAGGCAACAATCGCATTTAATTGCGTTTGCACATTCCCAGTTATATTATTTAAAGCAAATAATTCAGTAGCTGAAACTAGTGATGTAGTTAGATTACCAGTACCATCAGTTATTACAGCTGAATTACTAACTAATGAAAATGTATTTAATTGATTACTTTTAACTCTATATGTTATACCACCAATACTTATTGGAATATCTCCAGTACTTGTATTAGTTCCTATAAAAAGAGGTAATGCTGATATTTTAATCGCCATAGTATTTATTTTTAATAAAAACAAAAAACTCTCATAACGAGAGCTTTTTTTATTCTACCACAAAATCTTCATTATCTTCTGTATCTAAGATTTCGGGAGTTTCAGTTAATAAGAATGGTGGTTCTGCAAACACTTGATTAAGATATCTATCACCAGTTATTATTTGAATGTTAGTTTTCCTAAGTGTATCGACAGTACTATAATCAACAACCAAATCATAATCATATATAAAAGATTGATTTGCAGTTGTTAAAGTATTAATATTTGTAATATTATTATCAGTTATTAATAGATGCAAATTATCTAAAGAACCATATGTTTGTAAACAAACATCAAAAATAGTTGCATTAATTGGGGAATTATATGTTAAAATCATATTAATACAGCATTTGGATATATAGTTATATCATCTTTATTAGTTCTATCTATTCTAATTTCTGATGTTGCATAACCATCTTTATTTAATTCAACTTTAATTTCACGTATCAATACTTCATCACCATTAGGTGCACCTAGGAATTGTTGTATAGCAACACCATCTAAAGGGTGTTCTTTCCACCATCCTTTATAAGCATTCATTGTATCAATAACGTGTTGTTGGTCACTAAATACAATAGTTAAATCTCCATTACTGATAATAATATCATTATTTTCTAAACCTAAATCTTGTCTTGGATTTGCCATATTTAAGGGGTTTTTGGACCATGTGTTATATCTTCATTGATAATATCTTCTACATTTGTAGTGGTAATATTATCTTCATCTCTATCAGTAGGTGTTATTGGACCTGATGCTGATGCTGGATGTTGATGGTTATTATATTTTGTTATTAAACTAGCTAACGCATCTTCTAATGCATTCAATCTATCAGTTAATTCTACTGCTTTTACTAATCCTTTATAATCATCGCCATTTAATTGTATTGTTTGTGAACTAGTTATAAACATACTTTCTACTTCACCATAATGTATAATAAATGGATTAATAAGTGGGTTCACCATAATAACAACATTACTTCCAATTTTAGGTGTTATTAAAAATCCATTTCCAATAGTTGTCATTAATCTAACATTAATATCAACAACTTCAGGACCACCAATAGTTCTAACTATTACTTCTCTATTTCCTATATCTAAACTAACAACTTCAGCTTCATATATTGAATTATCAGTGTAATTATTATTACCAGCTAATTGTTTTATTAATTCTTGTATATTCATTATTCTGGTATTTTAATATCTAATGTTATTCTTTGTCGATATCCATTTAATCCAAAACTTCTTTCTACAGCTTTAACTCTATAATTACCATTACGTTCAGGGAATTCATCATCTTCTATTCTAATAATAAATCCTGGAAAAGTAAGAGGTTCACCAAAAGTTTCAAAATCACCAATAAAACCAGTATAATAATGTTTTAATAATTCTTGACCACCTAATCTAATTAAATCATTTGTTGTTTTGGCGTTTGGAAATGTAAGTGTTCGTCTTTCACCATCTTCAGTTTCATTTAAAACAGATGGTGGTTCTCCTACTTTAACTCCATTATTATTATATAAAATAGTAACTTTTGGTTCAATTATTTGTTGATTTTGGTCTATTTCACTACCTTTAATAGATAAATAAACTGATATTTTACGTTTTTTTGTTTTAGCAAAACCATCTTTAGTTGTTTCCCCAGTTTTGGTTTCAAATGTATTTGAAACAATAGCTGATAATTTTAAAGATTCCTTATCTTTATATGATAAATTTGATGATATTATATTTCTTCTAAATTTAAATATTTTATATAAATCTGATTTTTTAGTAGGTTTTATTAATTCAGATATTTGTCTATAATATTCTGTTGTAAAAAATCCAAAACTCATACCTATAACTAATGTTGTATTAGACATAAAAGATATTAAATTATATTTTTCCTTTAACATTGATAAAAATTGAGCAATTGTCATATTACCAACAACAATTAATTTATCATTAAAACTAATATTTTCAGCATCATCTGAAAAAACATTAATTGGAAATATCTTCCCTTTTAATTTTTCATTAGATATATCGATAACTTGTTCAACAGCACCTACAATATCAGTATCTTTAGGGATTGTTATATTTGGCATTGGAGCTTGTTTTAAAAACCATGCAAAATTATCTATTTTAATTTCTAAGGTAAAATTTAAATCTAATTGAGTAATAACATAATCAAAATAAAAAAAGTCTTCTTTTAATATTCCTTTATCATTTAATACATCATTTGTAATTGGATTAATATAAGCCATGCTAACTCTTATAATATCTCCTACTGCAAATACTGGACTTATTTTTGTTTTACCATCTAGTCCTACTCCTTTTGGATTGGCTAAATTTTTATATTTTTCAGTAACATTAAAGGATTTTTGTTTATCTAATTTATTTTTTTTTAATTTTAAACGTTTAACTGGGTCATTACTGTTTAATTCTTGTAATAATGCTTCAGTTAAAGTAAATTCTTTACCTAATAATCTAGCATGAGGCATTATAATAGTGCCAGGACTCATTAATTCATAAAAATCATTATTCACAATAAAATCATTAACATGATTAAAAATAAAAACTTTATTTCTAAGTGGATATCCTTTAAACTGTGTTAATTGTTGTAATTGTATTTGTATTTTTGGTATAAGCATATTATAAAAATGATATGAAAGCTTCATCTGGTTTGTTATCACTAACCAAATTTATTGTAAAATATTGTGTTGAATATTCACCTATTATTTGTGGTAAATCATAAGTTGTCACAACTAAATCTGTTATATTCAAATCTATTAAATATTTAGATGATATGCTAACAGTTTTCCCAACATCTAATATAGCTTTAAGATTTAATAATTCAGTCCTAGGTCGTTGACCATAATTACCAGTTAATCTACCACTAATACTAACATCAAAATCAGAAAGACCAATATATTCTTTAACTGTTCCTTGATTATTACCAGCAATATCAGTATATACTATTTTTTTTGATTGACTTACTGTAATTAATACATCTGTTAAAAAATAAAAATTAAGGTCACCAGCACTATCATCGGGTTTAAATTGTCCTCTTGGCACATCTGTTTCTAATGCTGTAAATGTTATTTTATCCATTATTGGAGTTCCTAATTTAGAAAAGCCAATTGGTTTATTAGCTTTTTTACTATCAGGTATTGGTTGAATATGATAAATAGGTAATAAATCTAATCCAATTTGTGTAAGTGTTGGATGAGGTATTCTAATCAATGGCCCCACAATACTTTGTAATACATTTGGTATATTTAATGGTATTTGATTTTGTAATGAACTATTAAATGGAGACGTTATTCCACCATTTATATTATAGTTAATACCTAATTCTTGATTAACTAATGGTGTTGTATCTTTTGGGATATTAAAATCACTCTCATTAGATTTAGGGTTTTGATTTGATGGTATGTTATAATTATCTGGCATATTTATCTTACAATTAATTGAGCATCATTTAATGCTTGAGCTAATGCACTTGTCACTAGATTTTTAATATCATTAGAACCTTCTGACATATTAGCTGGTTGAACAGTAAATGTTTTTATTAAATTTTCCATACTTATATTAATAGTTGTTATTTTTGGACCACTTACACCTTTAGTTTGAGTTGGTGCATTTGGTATTTTTTTTGTATTTTTATTATTAATTTCATTACCAGCTAATTCAGAACCAAAGATATTTGCTTTTGTTCCAGTTGCATAATCTAATGCGTTTTGAGTATTACCACTTCCACCAGTTGATTCATTATGTTTAAATGTTAATAAATCCCAAATTGCTTTAAGAGAAGCCCATAAATCAGATGCGCCTTTAACAAAACTATCCCATGCTTTTCCCCAATCAAGAGTTATAATAGCCATGATTAAATCTAATATATCTTTAACTAACTCCCATACTGGTTTAATTACATTAACAAGATTAATAAATATATTATACATTAATCTTAACATACCTATCTTATCAAGTAAAGTAATAATAAATCCAATAAGATTAATTGTTTCCGCAATTACATCAGCAATAATATCTATGATTATAATTAATGTTGGTTTAATCATTTCAAAATATTTAAAATATATATCGAAAATACCAATATTGTCCATTACAGCTGTTTTAATTTTACCAAACCCATTAATTACAGCATCCCATATTGGTGCTAAAACACTTTTAATTGCATCCATATTATCCATTAAAAGTTTAACCATTGTAGTTATTCCTTCAATAACATCTGATTGTATTCCTTTAGTGCTTTCACCAACAGCTTGTTTTAGATATAGTATATTATTAGTTAATCTATTCATTTGTGCCATACCGCTTTTTGAAGCAGTTTCAAGACCTGGACCAAATTCTTCAGATAATTGTTTAGCAAATTTAGGTAAAAAATCTTCAGACAATAATTTACCTTGTTTCATCATATCCATTAATCCAGAAGTAGTCATGCCCATACTACGTGCTGCAATACCTAGAGCTCCTGGTAATCTTTCTCCTAATTGACCATTAAGTTCTTCAGCTGATACTTTACCTTTAGAAACCATTTGTTGAATAGCAGTAAGAGCACCACCCATTTGGTCGGCTGATAAATGCATTACTGTACCCGCAGCAGCAACACCTTCAAAAATATCTTTAGTTTGTTTCCCAGCTAATGTAGTACCTCTAGTTGCACCTTCAAATTTAGCAAAAGCATCTGCTGCTGATTCAAATTCTAATCCAAGTTTATTAGCTAAATCTTTAATATATTCAAAATCTTTACCACCTTTCACTGCTGAACCAGCAGCAAAATTTAATTGATTTTGTAAAGCTTCTAATTTATTTGTTGTTTCGATAATTTCCTTACCAAATTCATAAATAGCGGCAACTGATAAAGCAGCACCAATAGTTTTCTTAAAAGAAGACATTGTTTTATCAGCTTTACTAGCTTCAGAATTTATTCCTTTTAAAGCTGGCGTTAATAAATCTATTGCCGATATTTTATATACTATATTATTTATACCCATATTTATTTATTTATATTAAAAACAAAAAAAGCTCCTAGAAAGGAGCTAAAAAAAGTCAGTTAATAAATATACTGATACAATTTTTTTAAGGATTATATTGTCCATTTTTCATTAGACCATATTTAAGTCTTCCCCATGCTAATGCTATCTCATCATCATTCATGTTGTCAACATCTAAATTAAATTTTGAATGAAAAGCTATAAGAGCTAATATCTGACTTTCTTCACTAGATTCATTAGTTATTTGATATTCTTCTATTTTTTTTTAAATATATTTGTAAGTATTTCAATAGTACTAAACGCAGCAAGAGCCGCTCCAAAATAAATATCGTCATCTTCTGATTTTTCTGAACTTAATCTAGCATCAGATTCTTCTTTAATTAATACAGAGTCTAATAAAGTAGTTGCTGCAACTATCGCTCCTTGTACTGCCATGTCTAATACTCTAACTTTTAACATACGAGATGGTGTTTTAATAAAACCAATAATTTGTTCATCGTCTTTAATAAATTCAATTGGTTGTACTTCACAACCATATTTAGTTGTTAGTTCAATAGCTTTTGCTTGTAACTCTTCTTGAGTTAGAATTGTGTTTGTTTTCATAATAGTATTTTTTATAAAAACAAATATACGAAAACAATGGGCAAAAATAAACCCTAAATATAATTTAGGGTTTATTTTATTTTACTCATGTAATATTCCAGCTATGACTAAATCAATAGTTACTAACAGCTTAGAATCATCTTGCGATGCTGTTACCGTATCATTTTTAAATTCACACATTTGTAATGTATCAATTTTAATTGTTGCATTGTTACCAGCATAAATAATCTGTATGTCGAATGGGGCGATACTTAACACGTCATTATTTGGAGCTGATGCTATGATACGTTTTAATTCATCTTGATAAATTTCAATAGATGCTTCGTATTCAATATTACCATAACCTCTACTAATTGGTTCATACCCCCAACCATAGTTATTATCTTTCTTTTGGGTTCTTTTATAATCAATTTTAGTAATACCAATAATTGGCACACCAAATAAAATCATTTTTATGTTCCCCCAAGAATAATTTATCCCGTTAATTAATGGAATTGCTGCCATATTTTATATATTTTATATTTAATGTTATTTTATTTAACTCCTAACCTAGTATTGTACTATTATGACTTCTTATACTAGGTTATTCGTTAAAATTTATTATTATATTGATGCTTGAAAACCTATATTAACAGTTATATTTCTTGCAACTCCAATTGGAACTAAATTTATTGTTACAATAACAATAGATGTTGTAGCAACATTTTGTGATGGGTCTATCGATACACTTACTGCGCTTACTTCACCATCTCTTACCATCTGATTAACAGATTGTGATGCTTGTGATGTTAAATAAGCTATTGTAGAGTCTTGTAACGTACCATCTGTTTTTAATGTAAGTGGACTATTCAAATTAGGAATTAAGTCCCCATATACACCTCTAATCGCTTTGTCAATTGTTCTATTATTTTCAATGTAAGCATAGTCAGAAGATTTTGCAATTGCTGTATGTGAATCATTAAAATATGAACCAGCAACATTTATTAGTTTTCTCAAGAATATGTAACGTTTGAAATCAATAAGACTTATCAAGTTAGTTGATACAGAAGCATCATTAATTGAAATACCATTAGCAAATCCTATGTTTTCATCTTCTATTGCATTACTAATGTTAAATTTAGATACCCATGCTATGTTTTCGTGAACTCTTGCAAGAGATACAGCTCCAAGAGTTGCACCTAATACAGAGATTGTTTTCCCATTACTCCAAGCTAATTGATTTCCTAATCCACCCGCATCTTGTCCAATAACTACAGAAACTTTATTACCAGTTAAAGTACCTAAGTCAGTTAAAGTAGATAAGTTTGCAACCGCAGTAAAATCAGATGTGAATAATACTGATAAAGGAGCAATTGCTGTATCTAATACTGAACACGCATTTTGTAATGTAGTAATATCTGCTGAACTAAATGCTTGTCCATCTTGATAAATTGCAATTTGTTTTATTGTACCAATACTAGCAGTTTGCATTAATCCTAATTCAGCAAATGTATAAGCACCTACTGGAACATCAAATATACCTATATAAAGATTTCCTTTTGGTTGTATTCTAAAATATTCTGCAATATGATAATGTTTAACAGCATTTTTAGATGCAACACCACCACTATATGCAGTATTTGATGCAGTCATTGTCCCAGTAGTACTTACTGTTACAACTTTTGTATTTGGGAAAATTCCAAGTCCTGGTCTTGCAGTAATTGTGATTACTGCACCTACAGCAAGAGCAGAATACCCATGAGTATTTGTTCCAAGATTAATAGCAGCTGCAACACTTGAAGCAACACCAGATGTGCTTAAATCAGTTGCTAACTTAGCATATGATGCTAAAGTCACAGTAACATAATTAGCATCAACTAATGTACCACCACTTACGACTTTACTACCATTATTACCACCTTCTTTTGTAGTAATTGTAATTAAGTCACCAGTAGTACCAGAAGCGGTAATTGTAACTGTTGCAGTTGCCTTTGTCTCATCACTATAAGTATTTGTAATCCCTAAAGCTTCGGCATCTTCAACTGAAAAAATTTGTTTTATTCTATCATTTGTAGCAAATCCAGATGGTAGAGTATTATCATAGAAAATGATACCACTAAAGTAATCAGTTCCTGCAAGTGCTCTTCCCAAACCACCTTTACCTTTGATAAACGTAATATTATTTA